AGAAGATATGGGACCACTACATGACATTATTCAAGGTAAGACTAAAATTGTTGTTACACCAAATGAAGAAGAAGATGGTTTAATTAAAAAGCAATTTGAATTTGTTAAGGCAAATAAATTTAAAAAACCAAATGATACAGAAGGATTGGACCATACTGAAAATCCAACACATTCGTTAATCAGAAGAATTTTAACTACAATTTCAGTTCGTACAAAAAATGACGATTTAGCAAGATCTATTTTTAATTTAGATGACAGTTTTGAAAATAAACACGATGCTCAAATGATGACAGCAGTTGCTAGTAAATGGTTAAAAGGTGATGTAGAAGTACAAGACTTTGATCCTAAATATAAGATGAAAGAACCTGTTGAAGAATTTGAGAAATGGGCAGATTCAGTTGTAAGAGAAGGTACATGGCATTTACCTACAAGTGATGAAGACGTAGCAAAATTTAAAGAAATTATGGCAAAACCTATTATAGCAGGCGAAGATGGACAATCAGCCACTGATGCCATAGGCGAAGTATTTGGCGATGATGAATTGTTTGATAACTTATCTGATGTTGATTCAAATGCTGATGCTAGACCGGTCATTTGGGAATGGTTAAAAATTGCGGCTAAGAAAGGCTACGATGACGAACATCAACCTTTTTTAGATGCTATGTTGGCCACAGCAGAAGCAGTAGAAAAAGAATTACCAATTGAAGCCGAAGCGGCAGTTGAAGAAATTGAAGCAAGAGAAGAAGTAGTAACAGAAGAGAGCAACAGAGATTTAGCACTTAAAGATTGGTATCAAAACTGGTCTCATCTAACAGGCGGAAATGGTGATGAATTACCTAAAGGTTGGATGCTGTCTATAATAGATACTGGTATTACTACAGACGGAATTGAACAAAGCGAATTAGACATGAATTGGGAAGAAGATCGTTTGCCAATTACAGATGCTATGAAAGATGATTTTAAATCTATTATGGGCAACGATGATGAAGATACAATGCGAGAGGCTTGGCAGATATTATCTGAACTTTGGGAAGCATATGAACCTAAAATGGATTGGGAAAAACCAAATCCTGAAACAGTTCTTACAAAAGGAATGGCAGACGAACTTGCTAAAGAAATTGAAGATGAACTAGAAGATGAAGAAGAAGATACAGATGAGTCACTAAATCATATGAAAAAATTAGCAGGTATCATGTCATCTAATAAAGCATTAAGACCTAAGAAAACAGAACACCAGACTACCCCCAGATCTATACATAAAAGAAAATAGCTCAATAATATCGTAGAGCATACATTTTCTAAATAATTAATAGTAAACATATTAATAAGATATCATATGGATGCCATACTAACATTACTAGCAGGAACATTTTACGGATTAATAATAGGACTAATACCGGCCGCTGGAGCCACAACGGGGCTTGTAGCCTTATTTGGTTTTATAGGTTTCTTTGGATTTGACCCATACTTAGGTGTAGTATTTTGTATGGCAGTTGTGGCCGCAAGTACAACCGGTGACACATACAGCGGAATACTTTTAGGAATACCTGGCGCCAATTCAGCCGCGGCAACAATGGTGGATGGACATCCTTTAGCACAACAGGGCAAGGCTACATACGCCTTAACATCAGCAATTACAACAAGCACAGTCAATGGTTTACTTTGGGGTACACTTACTTTTGCTTTATTGCCTTGGTATGCAAAACTTATAATGTACTTTGGCATACCCGAACTCTGGGCATTTGTAATGTTAAGTTTAGCCTGTGTAGGATTTGTTAGTAATAAATTTTGGGTTAGAAGTTTAATAGCAATCGCTGTAGGAATTTTTATAGGACTTATCGGAGTAGATCCTACTACTAATGTTGATAGGTTTACATTTAATTGGGATTATTTAGCAGACAGTATTCAACTTATGCCATTTGTTGCTGGTTTGTTTGCTTTCCCAGAAATTTTAGATGGATGGAGAAAAGGTAAATCAATAGCACCAATAGGAGAAGACCTTCATAGTAAACAAACTTGGGAAGGCATTAAAGCAGTATGGAAATATAAATGGGATGCCTTACGTGGAGGAGCCATTGGAGCCTTTATAGGATTTCTCCCAGGCGTAGGTGGTGCTATGGGAGATTGGATGGCATATGGTTCAACAGTAGCAACACACCCTGAAGAAGAATTTGGCAAAGGAAATATTAGAGGAGTTATAGGTCCAGAAGGTGCTAATAATTCTCAAAAAGCAACATCAATGATCCCAACAGTATTATTTGGAATACCAGGAGCAAGTTTTGCCGCAGTATTAATGGCATTGTTTATGTATTTGGGTTTTGAATTAGGAGTTCCAGACCTTGCTAATGATACAAGATTTTTTGATAGTTTAACGTTTGGGTTTATGTGGGCCACAGTAATTGTTGGAATAGTATGTATTTTGTTCAACCGTTATATTGCCCTCATCACCTATGTACCGTATAAATACTATTTTCCACTACTAGTGGTCTTTATAGTATGGGCCTGTGTACAATATACAGGCGGTTGGGAAGATTATGCTATACTTGGCATTTGTACATTGTTAGGAGTACTAGCAAAGAAATACAAGTTTAGCAGACCTGCTTTGTTAATGGCATTTATTTTAGCAGATAAAGTAGAGGCATTAACAATACAATTAACAAGACTTTATACATTTGATAAATTATTAGATAGACCATTATTTTTAATTTTAGTATTATGTATAATTGTGTTGTTTATTTGGGCAGTAGCAAGACGAAGTAAACTAGAATATGCTTAATAGGAATATTAATATGGGTAAAAGAGCAGTACCAGGAATAATAACAAAAAGAGGTCAACCAAGATATAAAAAGAATATGAGTCATGGAACGTTTCGTTGTAAAAGACATCCTAACTCAAAAAGATGCCAAAATGGATAAAGAAACATTTTTAGCAATTTTATTAACACCGTTTTTGTTTTTAGGACTTGTTCTATTTTATATAATAATTGGTATTCCAATGTTGATAGCAGTATTACTAGATTCGTCATATAAAAAAGATGTATGGAAAGATTATAAAGTAATAGAAAAGAAATAGTTTGAGTTTTGTATAAGGATATAAAACTGAAACATTACATAGGAGAAAAACAATGAGTTTTTTCAAAGGATGGCCTACTTTAACAGAAATATTTTTTGGTAAAGAAAAGAAAAAGGCAGTAAAAAAAGTAGCACCAAAAATTGCTACAAAGCCAAAGAAGACTACTAAAAAAGAACTTTCTAAATTAACTAAAGTACAGTTAGAAGAATTAGGAAGACAAAAAGGTATCGAACTTGACAGACGTTTATCTAAAGACAAGTTAGTTGCCCAATTACATAAAAAATTATAAAGGAAATAACAATGAAAAAAATACTTTTAGCCTTACTATTATCGTTAGGTATATGTACTTCAGCACTTGCAGATTACACATTTGTAGTGCCTCAAAAACCTGGAGCAGGAACTAGTCAATGGGCGGCAATTATTGCTGGACAACTAGAACCGTTTTTAGGTGAAAAAATTATAATTCTGCATCAACCGGGTGCTAGAGATATACCAGGTTTCAATACTTGGCATAATGAAATGCGAGACGACGATAAAGTTGTTATGATATCACATGGTGGTAACGGAGTAGCATTTTTACAAGAAAATGTTGATTACAATTACGGTGAATATACGTCAATTGGATTAATGAATCTTAACATTATTGCTGGTAAGTTAAAAGGAGCCGATATGGATAATCCAAGTTTTGCGGCAGGATCAGGAATGGTGCCAGAAGCATTTGCTATGACACTATTAATTTGTGGTCCTAACAAGACTATGGACGAATATGTTGCTTGTTTTAAAGAACACGTTACTTGGGTATCAGGTATGAGCAACGGAGAAAGACGTTTAGCATTTAAACGTGGAGAGTTAACAGGATCAAGAGAAAATCCTGCGGCTTACAAGAAACACATTGAGACAGATCCAAATGCTGAAATTTGGTTCCATCATGGAATCTTACAACCAGATGGAAGTCGTA